TGTGCTGCTGCCTCTTCAGCTGTTAATAAACCAGCCTTTACTTTATCAATGTTTATTTGCTTCTCTTTGTCGGCATCTAATTGTTGTTGTGCCAAATCCGCTTGCGCTCGTTGGGTTCTTAAATCAAATAAAGCATTAACAGTTGTTGTCGCCAATTCAATTTCTAATTCGTCTTGTCTTTTTTTGTCCTCTATCTCTTTGTCTAGTTGGGCTTGAAATTCTTCAGCGTCTTTTTCTCTCTTAGCATTATACGCTTCTTCTTTTAATTTTGCCAACTCTTCTTTTTTCTTTTCAGCTTCTTTTTCTGCATCCTCTTTATCTTTTTGCGCTTTAGCATCAGCGTCTGCTTTTATTTTTGATTCTTTATCTTTAAACTCTTTTACTTTTTGCAGCTGTGCATCATAAGCAGCCCTTTCTGAATCTTCTTTTTCTTTTCTATTTTTATCCTCTTTATCTTTAATTTCTTGTGCAATTTTTTCTTGCAGCTCTTTTTCCTCTTGTAAAAATTTTTTCCTTCTCTCTCTCTGTTCATCTACTTCTTTTCCAAGTTGTATTAATCTATCGAAAGCCTTATCACTCGCAACGGTAGTAAACCCAAGTGCATCTGTAATATCTGTAACGAATTTTTTTATCTTAGATACCGACTCCGATACAAAATCAAAAGCTTTTGTAAGTAATGGCACTTTATTTTTTAATTCAAATACAGCTACACCTATTGCAGCGACAGCGGCAGCAATAAGAAAAATAGGGTTTACAAGTAAAGACTTTCCTATATTAAGAAAAGTTGTACCCATATCCTTTAGTCCGCTTATAGCATCTTTAAAAGAAAGTGATTTTACAGAGGATAATAATAATTTCGATTGGTCTGCCGCTTGCCGAAAGTTTAATGAAGCCAAATTACCAGCAATACCTTTTAAAGAATTTCCTATTTGTTCAAACTTGCTATCGGTTGCAAATATTTGCGCTGCCTTTGCAGCATCTTGTATTTTGTTTGCTACCTCACCAGCGGCACGAGCAAGACGCTCAACATCTTTTGGGTCTGTTGCGTTTCCTAACTCATTCTTTAATTTTGAAAGTTGGCTCTTTAATGATACTACAGAGCCCTCCGTTTCTTCTACCTTTTTATTTACTTTGTCAAATACGTCTTCACTTCCAGCTAAGTCTTTAGTGTCTGCACTAAATTTTACCGTTACATTCTTGACTATATCTGCCATTGCATTTGATTACCACTTTTCATTTTTAGATGCCGAATGTTGTTTTTTCGTCGCATCTCTGTACTTTATTGTGTTCTCAATAAACTGGTAGTAGTCGTATATACTATAATACTTTAAACTTCTTTTAATATGCTCATTCCCATCGCAAAGAACAAAGTCGTTAAAGTCGTCTATTATTTGCTTTTTGAATCCGTTGTGCTTGCTATTAATTCCAGTTGTTTCTTCGTCCTTTCTATCAATTGTCGTAAATAAGTCCGCAAATCTTCCTCCGATAAATCCGATAACGTTTGCGGTGCGTTCATAAGCGTCATTAGAAAATGTCGCAACATATTTTTTTTTTTAAACAACTCGATTTTCTTGTCGTTAAAATCAAAATCATAGTTTGTAACATCCTCATCCAAAGTAAAGTAAATAGCGCTTGCAAATCTTAATAACGTTTCAGGCTCAAATAACCACGTGTCCCTATACTCTAATTCATCTGCTAACTTATAAGCGTCGCCTAAATTACCTTTGTTACATGAATCTTTAATTGCTATGCAAAACTTCTTTAAATCGCCTGAACTAATCTTTAACGTTGTTTCATGATAAAACTTTTGCACAAACTGAAAACGACCTTTAGGTATCTCATAATCATTTGAAAATCTAAAGTAATGCTTTCCATCACATTCAAAACAATAAAGCAAAGGACTTTCTATGTTTTTATTTGGGTGAAATATTATATCACCCTCTTTATATTCTACTTTCTTTTTTTTACTCCAAAACATTTTAATAAATCTTATTAGCGATTATAGTATTGATACCTGCAAGCATTGGTATGTATAACAAATAAACAAGCGCATTATGTATGCTAAAGTCATAAAAGAACCAGTATACATACACGCTATGAACTGATGCCATACACGTGATGCAATTGTAAAATGGCTTGCTCCAAAATTCCCCTAATATTTTGTTGCCATAAAAAGCTATTCGCCAAAAGAACATCTTATAAACAAACAAGCTGCTATTTTTATAACACCCTTGTTCTAAATCTACATGCACCTCTTTCTTTATTTCGTATCGAGTAGACTCATATAGCCCAACGCATATAGCACTATTAAAAAAAGCAAGGTATAGTAATTCTTTTATCTGCTCAATCATATTTGTATGTGTTGTGTTGTGTATGCTACACCCGCGTTCTTTCTGAATGATACCAACGCCGTTGTATAAGTGCCTCCAGGTGCTGTAACGGTTAACCTATCTACATTAGCAAAGTAACCACCTTGCATGATGTATATTTTATAAGCACCATCATAAGCGTTAAAGAAGCTACTAGAAGGTAGCGACATTGATATATCAACGAATCCTCCTGCCGTGCTTGTTACACCTTGTATGTATGCAGCGCCGTTTTGTTTCTCTATGTGTACGTATACGTTGGTGCTCAATAGCGATATGCGCCCTAGTCTAACAGTAGAGAGGCATTCGTCGAGGTCTTGCACACAAGTGTAATCGTCGCAGTTATTACATGTAGCCATGTTGCAAATATAATAATATTATTTATCTTTTAAGAAAATTATTATGAAATGTATTAAATAAATATCGAACGCAGTCAAACAAATCCGCTTTTTGATTCTTCTTGGTGCGGTCATCCTTTAATACCTTCTGCCCGTCCCACTCAACAAAGCGCATATCGTATATTGTTTCTTTGCATTTGTCGGGGTGAAATAACACCTTTGGGTGGTTAGCAAATATAGAGTTACACAACACTATATTCATTTCGTATAATGGATTAGGCGGTATTTTAAATTGTGCATCCTTTAGATTTAATACCTCTTTAATTATTTTATAGTAGTTATAATTCTTGTTTAGCCCCGTTCTGTTTAGTCCACTCCTGTCGCCTGTAACCATGAAGTAGCCATTAGGATATTTTGTTTGTATTTCTCTACAAACATCATATATATCACTGTTAGGAAGGTAAACCTCATCAATAAAGTGTATATAATTAACGCCGTGTTGAGCCATTACACAGGTCATGGGGTTTACGTTAAAGTCAAACGACAAGTATATTGTTTCTCCTTGACGGTATACAGCCTCACTAGATATGTGCTTTTTTTCATCAAAGCAATACATAAACGGTCTGTTAGCTGTGCTTATAAACTCGGCCAAGTACTCCTGCCTAAACGTGAATGGGTCTAGTTGTTGTTCGGCTTCTTTTATCTCGCTCGCGTCTATGTATGGGTTACTTAACGTAGGCATCTGCCATGACTTCCAATTATCGAACCGCTCTTCGTTCTTGAATAGTTCATAAAAGTAGTTGTTGATTCCCTTTGGCGTTGATAAGAACCACGCATCACCCTTAAAGTCTGTTAGCGTGGCACGTATTGTTTTGTTCCATGCGTACTCGCTATTCTTTGCTTTAGCAAATTCATCTATGATAGCCCTATGATACTTAAACCCCCTACCACTATCGGGGTCATCCATGCTCCACATATCAATAGTGCCTCCTGTGGTTAGTGTTATTTTTTTAAGCTGTTCGTCTTTATGCTTAATAATGGGTTGCAGCCTCCACTTTATTTCAGTCCACGTTTCGGATAAATCTTTATACGTGGCATTCCAAAAGCCTATCTTCCACTTATCCGTTATGGCTGGTTTGATTAAGCGTATTGATAGTGTTGTTTTACCCCACCTCCTGCCATTAGATAACACATTGAAACGTTTACTTTCGTTTAATATATCTAGCTGCTTTTGGTGTGGCTTTGGTAAAGATACTACGACCTCATTGGTTGGTGTCATCTATTACTCTTACTGTTGATTCTACCGCTATTCCTCCACCGTGTTCAGTTCGAGCAAGTAATGGCACGTTAAATTGTGCAAACGACTGCATAAACTCCAATGCCTTCGCTGGGTTTTCTTTAGCAACTTGCTCCATCCATTTTGTAATGTTGTTTAAGTTACCCTCAACAAGTTCCTTAAACGCTTCTTTTATCTCGCGTGTTTTCTCGTTGGTAACGCCTTTTTTTCTGCCACCGTATTTTATATGTCCTTTAGGAGCGCCCACAATAACTAATTAAAACTATTATAGTAATTCAACATCAATAGCGTTCAACCCTTTCTTTCCGTCTTTCGTTAAAAAGGTAACATTATCGTCTTGTTGTATCACGTCAATTAAACCAGTGGCGTGAACAAATATATCACCGTCGTTTGTTGTGATAAACCCAAAGCCTTTTAACTTGTTATAAAATTTAACCTTTCCTTGTAGCTTATTAGTATTCATATGAAATAAAATTAAACACAGAGCCATAGTTTGGCCTCCATGATTGTCCTGCTCCGTTAATAAAGACTTGCAATTTAAGCGAGTCTGCTTTATTCGATAAAGTGTTGCACTCGTAATGATATTTATTGCCGAAAGGCGAAGTAACTACTTTAAACTTTATTGTATCCGTTCCGTTGACGTTTAGTTTTTCTTTGCGTAAAGCTATTGGAGAACCGTCGCTGTTAAATCCTTCAAATACTGTATAATAAATATTGTAGCTTTTATTTTTAGTCGTTGCAACATACCACACATCTATTGTGTGTTGTGTTACTGTAGGTATATAACTTTGCGTTATTACCTTCTGCTCCTCTTCGTGTGTGCAAGGAACTATTGGTTCTTTTTTACAGGCAAAAAGAAATAAAGCCGCTATTGAAAATAGTGTAATCTTTCTCATAATGTGCAAATATAAGTATTAATTGTATATGAATTGCAAAACCTCCTCTAATTTTTTTTGTTCTTCCCAGTGGTTGTAGTTTTTAATTGGCTTGTGTTCATCGTTAACGAACAGCCAATATTCGACTTTACGTAGTTCGTCTTTTATTTTTTCTAAAGCGCGATTCTTTCTATTGCACGAAAGTTCCAGCATATTCTTGCGGTGCTTTTTCATTATTTCTATTTCCTGTTCAGTTGCCATTTTCTTATTTTTCTTATTTTAGTTATTGATTTTCTATCTGCTTCCGTTCCATTTGACTCTATGATGTATCCCTTCCAGCCTGTTTGGTATTGCATTAAGTGAATGATGTAGTCGACCTCTTCTACTGTGAAGTCATTAAGCCACTCGACTTGGTTGTATGGCATCCTGTCGATGAAAGATAGTATACTTTGCTTCTGCCTATCCGTTATCATTAAGAATAGATTTTAATTTGTTTACTTCCGCTTTTAGTTGTTGTATTTCAATTTGTTGGGTGTAGGTTATCTTTGTTTCAGTTATATAACGCTCCCAAAGTATCTCGGTGAAAGTGTAGTAAGTGTTCATATCGCAAACTAATTCGGACAAAGGTATAGCCCTTGTTTCCGCTTTAGTTATTAAACCAAAGAATTGGCTTTGCTTTAGTATTTTTTCTAATATTATATCGTTCATGTTAAAATGGTATCTCTTCTTTAAAGTTTAAATTGGGTGTTATTTTGTTTTGCACTTCCGTTGGTGTGGTATCAACTTGGTTAGCGTATCGCTCAAGTCCAGTAATTGAAAGCTCGTAGAACCTATTTTTTTTAATATCAAAAAATAGTTTAGCTGTTCCCCTCATTCCAGTTCCCTTTGGCTTTACCTTTTGAACTATTACATGGGTTTCGTTTTCTTTATACTCCTGTCCATTTTTGTCGCTTAACCCAAATGGAGGTCGCCAAATAGCTATCATGCCCATACCTTTTCTAAACCATGCTTGCCCACCTGCATAATCCCTAGCTGTAGGTGGTGGGTAATAAACAACTCCATTCTCTTCTTTTGGCATCTGATTAGCAGCATGTGTGATAATACAATTGTGCCTATTTTTTAGCCTTGCATTTCTTCTAACCATCCCCAATAGTTCTTCAATGTATAAATCTTGCCTACCTCCATTTCCATTTAAATCATTTCTAAGCTCATTATATGGGTCAAGGGTAGTAGTATGTACCTTTATGCTTAAAGTGTTCTCTAATGCGTCAATTTCATCATAGAATTGCGTTGGAGTTATAACCTCATCAGGGTCAAAAATATAAAAGTGTTCATTTAACCATGCCATTGCCCTGTATTTTTCATCTTCCGTCATTCTGTTTTCATAGTTGTAAAATGGTTTCATAAGATACTTTGAACACAATTCTGCAACTATTTCTTCCCTACTTCCCGTTTCAGGAGTAAAGATTACATGCTTCCAACCTTTTTTTTCTGAAAGGTTTATAAGAAATTCAAACCATAATTCAGTCTTACCACTGTATGGGCTTCCCATTATGTAAGTCGTTGACCCTAATTTAATTGAGTAAAGGTTTCTAAGACAGTTAAATCCTACCTCTTCACCTTTTACTATTCCTACTTCGTATAGCTTATCTACTTTTTTTTGTAGGTCTAAGATTGTATAAATGTTTTTCATTAGTTGGCGGTTAATCCTGAATTGTTAGTATTGTTTGCTTGTTTAGGTTTAAAATCTCTTTCTCTTGAAGCCCAATTTTTAAGTCTTAAATTTAAGTCCCAAGTTTTTTCCATTTCAAATCTTAATTTAGTTTTTGATTTGTTTGGCTCAGTCCAATACGAATAAAAGTTGTTTAGCATTGATTTTTCATAATTACATAAAAAATTAGATAGGTCGTTTTTAAACGACTCTTTCTTCTTATTTACTTCTTCTTCTTCTTTGCTTTTTTTCGCTTTACGGTCGCTTAGCGGTCGGTTAGCGGTCGGTTTATTTTCCAATGTTTGCAATGCTTTTGGGCGACCTCCCTTGCTTCCGTTTTCACTATTTACCTTAGAAATATGACCTGCGTCTATCAGCTGTTCGTCTAAGAATTTAACCGAAATAAAACCATCTTTAACCGAAATAAAGCGGTCGGTTATTTTCGCTAAGCGGTCGGTATTTTTATATCTCTTTTGTAAGTCTTCTAAGGATAGCTGTCCATTTCTTTGCCAATACGTAGCGCAAATATTTATAAACAAACCTTGTGTTTCAAAATCCTCGTAAACTATATCACCAGTTAGCCATTCAGTAGCAACAAATTTAAAGTATGGAAAGTTTTTAGCCATTATTATAAAAAATTAACCCCCTTACAAGTACTTAGCCACCCGCCAGGGGGCATCAGTACAAGCAAAGGGGTTATGTTATTAATTCTTTTCATTTGGCGGGTCACTTAAATTTGTGCAAAGATAATACTATTTATTAGAATAAAATATTTTGTACAGATTCTTTTTTAAATCTTATTTCAGCTTCTTTTAAATTCAAAATAGCTTGTTTATAATAACTATCTTTTAATTCAATTCCTATTGACTTACGTCCCAAACTAACAGGACTAAAAACTTCACTGCCAACGCCCATAAATGGAGTTAAAACAATTTCGTTAGGGTTTGAGTACAATTCTACTATCCTGTCTATTACATCTAATTGTAAAGGGTGTACGTGCTTTTCGTCGTCCTCTTCTTTGCTATCTCTAAAAGGTAAAACATTATCAATTCTAATGTCATCCCAAACACTCGAAGCGTACCGTTGCCAAATGTAATGACTTAATTTATTTGATTTAGGGTCTTCGTGGTTTTCAAATTTACTATTCAAATAATCCCACAATTGATTTTCGTTTAAGTCGCTTTCATTTGCATTATTCCAAGCCCTTAAAATGTTTGGCAAAATTGGTGTTTCCCCAGCGTATTTTTTCAATCCGAAATCGTGTCTCACTGGTACTTTGTTTTCTCCTTTTTTCGTAAACACTAAAACATAATCAGGCATAGCGGTAAAACATTTCGTGCTATCCTCAACAATAAATTTGTGCATTAAACTTTGTACCATTGTTCTCATTCGCACTTTCAAAGGTTCTTTCCAAATGGTAATACGGTTACGATATTCAAAACCATATTTTTCGTGTATCTTAATTACTTCATGTGGAAAATCCCAAAGCCTACAAGTATTATCAAACACATCAGTAACGTGAACAGCACTAATACGACCGCTTTTAGTTACTCTTGAAATTTCTTTTACAAGGTAATCGTATTGCTCCAAAAATTGTTCTTTACTTTCGCAGTTGCTAAAATCTGCCTCACTACTTGAATAATTGTAAAGCCCTGCAAACGGTGGAGAGTACACCGATAAATCAATACTTTCATTTTCTAATGTCGGCAATACTAACATACAATCTGAGTTGTATATGGCGTACTTGTCAGTTACTACTTGGTCTTTTACTTTGTTTTCCATTTTATATAAATTTAGGTTTAATTATTTCTTTGTTGAATTCTTTTGTTTTATTGATAAAGATGCTATTTACATTCTTAGTTAAATTTTCGTGCAACTCAATTGCTTTTTGTGTTTTCTGTTGCAGAGCTTCTAATACCCTTGTTTGTCCATCGGAAACAACCACATCAATAGTTACATCATTCTTTTGCCCAAACCTCCAAAATCTTCTTATGCTTTGGTAATATTGTTCGTAGCTCCAAGTTGGAAAAAATACAGAATGGTTACAGTGTTGCCAGTTCAAACCGAATGAAGTCATTTTAGCTTTTGTAATTATTCTTTTTATTTCTCCTTTGGAAAACGCTAAAAGTATTTCCTCCTTTCTTTCTATCGATTGGCTTCCTATAATTTCTACCGCTTCCTTATCAGATTGTTTTAAAATGCTGCTTTCATTATTAGTGTTGCACCAATATACACTCGTTTTATCTTTAGCTAAGTCAATAGCTTTCTCGCATCTTTTTTGTTCTGTTTGTTTTTGTTCATGCCTTACCTCTGTCATTGACTTAGCAATAGGAGTAAACATTTGCACCTGACCATTCACATCAATTAAACTTTGATTTTCTACAATAGTTTTATTTAAAATCAATTTTGGTAAAATATATCTTTCGTTTGAAAATCCTATATCGCTAGGCATTTTTACCATTATGCTCCATTGATTTACCCAAGCAAAAAAATCCTTTTCAGCGTGTGGTTTTAAATAAAATTTCTCACCGATATTTCTATTGGTGCTATCAACACTATTTTGATTGTTCTTAAAAAACTTTGTCAGCATATCCATATAACCCATATAACCCAAAGCCTCAGAGCTTGTTCCTAATTCTATAAAATCGTTCGGGCTTGGTGTTGCAGTGCTTAAATAACGGTATGGTATTTTCTTTACAAAGGCTGTTACCTGTGATTTTATTTTACCGTCAAAGTTTTTAAGTATTGAGCTTTCGTCTAAAATAACTCCAACAAAATCAGTTTCATTAAAATAGTGCAATCGTTCGTAATTGCATATTACTATTTTCTTTGTGTGCTTTCCATCCTTTGAATATTCAATGTCGTCTATTCCTAATTTTTCAGCTTCTAAAATGAACTGAAAAGCAACTGCTAAAGGGGTTAATATCAAAACCTTTTTATTCGTGTGTTGAATAATATTTTTAGCGATTGCCAATTGAATTAAAGTTTTACCTAATCCAGTATCAGCGAAAACAGCAATACGTCCCTTTCTTACTGCCTTTTCAATAATAAATTTTTGAAAGTCAAAAGCAATATCAGGAATATAATTTGCTTCGAATCCAAAGTTACCTATGGAATGTTTTTTGTTTTGTATAAATTCGTTATAATTCATGATAAAAAACCAGCAGTCAGCTCGTTATGTAGCAATCGTCAAGAGGCTACCCTACACTTTCGTGTTCGGAAACTTTTACTGGATTTTTTAATGTGTTTTTTTATTGACGATTTTTGATATAACAATGCAAATATAATACTATTTTTTTAATTACAAACTATTTTTTATAAATATATTTTGCCCAGTTCATGCCATCTTTATAAATCATTTCTGTCTTTATGTTCATACCTTCGTCGCGAAGTCTGAATATAATGTCGGCTAGTCGTGTAGCTTTATACATTGTTATAGCGTCCCAGCTTGTAATGCTTTTGCGTTTAATTAAATGCTTCTTTACTTGCTCTTTTTTTGTTAAAGTTGTTTTCATGTTGCCTGTTTTTATTGGTTAATTAAATAATTATCGATTGTTTGTTTTGCAGTTTCAAAGTCGTAAATAACGTGAGTACTCCAGCCATTTTTAAACAGGCCTGTTAAACATTCTTTTTGCAAATCAGTTGGTTTATTGGGTTTTATTTTTAACTCAATTGCTAGACCGCACTGCATTAACTGCTTAGTCAACCACACCTGATGAAATACAAGTATATCAGGCATACCAGCACGCACACCCATACGCTTTAGTTTAGCACCGTGCATAGGTGATGTACGTCTTTCATTGGCTATGTGCGTAAACAAAACCTTTGGGTATTGTAGTCTTAAATACGTAGCAACCTGCGACGTTAAAGCATCCTCTTTTTTCATCCTAATTTATTTTTAAAGTGTGTTATTAGTCCTTCCATTTTCTCGTTGTAGTATTGCTCAAAGTCAATGCCGCTTGCTTCTTGTTCATGCAATCTAAACAACACAGCCCTTAACCTAGACGAACGGCTCTTATTTTTTGTTGGCGCATTTAAAGAAGTGGCATCTATCAACTCCTCCTCCATTGTGCTTATGTTGCTATCGGATAGTAAGCATTTAATATACTTGCCACGCATTTGGAATAATTCCCCAGCCTTTGAACTATCTAACTCCTGCGTAGCTATCTTTAAGTTAACAGTGCCATCAACGCGCGATGCTATACCTTCCAATACGGCTTCTATTATTATTTTCATTTTATGTTATATCTAATTTCAAACTCTAACCGCTTTAAATTTTTATATGCTTTATCTGCTTTCATTTTGCAGTCAAGCCAACGCTCATTTTGTGAGTAATCAAAGCCTGTTACATCCACTTTCTTGACTTTAAAATCGCAAGTATTAACTACCTTATTGTCAACAAGTTTTTGTAACAGGTCTTTTGATATTTCGATGGTAACTACTTCCATTTAAAAAGCGTCGATAGTATCATTGGTAAATGATTTTTCTTCTTGTGAAGCAAAAGGGTCTGCACCTTCATACAACGCCTCTAAATTAATTCTTTTGGTTTGGTACGCTTCTTTAATTTCATTAGACAATGGCTTGTGTGGTGATGGGTTAACCGTGTATTGTGTTTCCATTTTCTCACCAGTTCTAATAATCTTAATGTCATACGTTAAAGGAGAACCCCAGTCGCTATCATTCGACAATGCGCTAACCGCCGTTTGTATTGATGATTGTGTTATCTCGAACACTTGCACTTGTGAATCGTTGTAGTTCCATACAACCATCGCCCAAAAGTGTTTGATAGGTTTAGCAGCGTCAATTGGTGCTTTAGGTTTGTCTTTCATTCTAAAACGTAAAGGTTTTTTATCCTTCCAGTCTAGCCAACCGATAATCGGCTTTGATAGTATGCGAAATTTGTTTTCTCCTTGTTTTAATTTCATGTAGTTGCCCCCGCTAACTGGTTGTTCGTAACCTTGTGGGAGGAAGTCATTGTTTGCTTTCATTTGTTTTGGTTTTTGTTGGTTTATATTTGGTTTATTGTTCCCTGTAGATTAATATTTTTTCATTCACCTTTCGTTGCACAAACCTTTTAGGTCTTAATTGCCGGTTAAAATAATACAGGCACGAGCCAACTTTTAACATTAAATCTCGGCTAAATTTTCCAGCGTCAATAGATTCTTGTATACCTAAAGACTTTAAATTATACTTTACCTTTCTGCCACTTTGTTTTTTTGGAATCATTTTATGGTTGTTTTTATTAATTATGGGGCATAATTAATACTTTTTTTTGAATTACAAACAAAATACTTTACAAAGTTACTAACAAAACAATGTTAATATCTTTGTTTATTTTTTTGTTGTTTATTTAAAATATAGTTGTATCTTTGTCGGGTAATTAATTAATAATCTAAAACAAACAACAATGAATACAGTAGTTAATTTTAAAGTTGGAGACAAGTGCCAATACAATAAGAAGTATTCGCAAAACGAAGTAGTTGAGATATTACAAACAAACAGTACGCATTGCTTAATCTTGTTTCCAAGTGGCATTAAAATATGCACAAAACTAAGCGGTCTATACCCTTTACAAAATGTAAAATAAACAACAATGAAAACATACATCTTAATGTACTACCTTAACGGCAAACCACAAGAAGTAATGCGAGGCAGCGCGGCTATTTTGCAATACAAAAAAGAGCAACTAAAAAAAGAGGCGCAGTTTCAAAGGGGGCTGTTAACTATTGTTAGCGAAAGAGGTTTAATGTATAACACTAATTATATAAAATAATGAAGTGTAAATTTAAAAAGAAAATATGGTCTAACAACGAACAAAAGATTGTCGGAGTCGTAGACTTGGAAATTAAAATTGATGAGTGTGATTTTAATAGATTTAAAAAGTTATATAAATATTTTTATGAATGTAAGAACCCACAATGCAATAATTGCGGGAAATGCGTTGATTGTAATTATGGTGAACCTGAAAAAATTTATCCTCACGCACGAAACAAAGATAAAAAGTATTTTAATGATAAGTACATTAAAAATAATTTACACCTACTTCAAAACATGGATATTTCTGTAATTTTTCAAAAGGGTACTATATGGTATCGTGATAAATTTTAAAGATATTAACATAGATAAAAATTTGATATGAAAAAATATAGTATAAAAAAAGTAAAAATTTTCTTAATGGCGTTTACCCGCCATTGCCTACAATCATTTGTTAGCGGTAGTAATAGTTGGTCTGTTGTTGTGAATGAGTGCAAGATAGAGAAGGATAATAAATTGCAATGGGTAATAGGACTTAATTTTTATATTGGAGATTTGCAAACTAAAAATATTGATTGGAAAACAGATTGGAGATTTTGTGAAGTTAAAGATAAACGAAAACAAGCTAAGATGCTCGGTCTTTGCAAGACTACATTCCCAATTAAATACCCATTGTGGCTTACAAACTGGATTATAATCGAAGAGGAAGATTATTACCGCTAACGTGATGCAGCTAACAGAAGTGGCTGCTTAAATAAAACTTCAATTTATAAACCAATGCTTATGCAGCCATTTTTGTTAGGTGCTGTTATAAGCTGTAAAATAAAATTTGCGATGGCTGGACATTTAAAATGTGGATGCGTAGTAGGTGCTTATTGGTGTATTAAGCACGATATTTATACAGGAAATACACCGCCTTGGGGAGCAGGAGAAAGGCGACACGCTGAAAGTTATAAAGTATTTAAAGATGAATGGCAATATGATGATAGACAACCCGAATGTTGTAGTTGCCATTTAAGTGCGCCTTGCGGATATTGTGAGAGAACGCAGAATGATGAAGATGAGAGTGCGTAGGCAATTTTATTTTATTGCTTATAACGTTTTGTGGCTTTGCGTTCGTTGGGGGATTCCCAGTACTAAAGCCAATTAATAGTACAAATTTAAAATATAGCACAAATGATAATAGAAAGCACAAAAGCCCCCAATGACGCAAAACCACTGTTAGGCGTAGTAGTTTCTAATTTATCCGAAAGGGTGATTGTCAAACCATTTTATACAGAATGGGACTATCCTACTGAATGGGGTGGCGGAACAGACAGTATTAGAGAAAAGGGTAAGTTGAACTATGAAGGATTAAACGACCACGAAAAAATGATACTATACATTTATGCTTGGAACTTGTCTGATTTTTGCCCTACAAAGAAAAGTGTAATGAAAAACTTTGGTTGGACTGCTTATAAAGTTGCAAAAATGTATAGAGAATTAAAGTCATACGGATTAGAATGTGTTGCTCTTTTCTCTGAAAATACTGGCTTATTATGTGGTCGAGGGTATCGCTACTATTACGCCTAACGGTTTGCAGCTAAACGCTGGTGGCTTTTTCAGCCACTTGCGATTTAGGTGCTGTTATAGGCTGTATTTAAAAGTTTTGAGGGAAGGAAATCATTTAATAATTAATCAATAAAAAATAAACATTATGAAACAGAACATTTTAGTATTTGATGTAGAAAGCACAAACTTACACGGTAGCGGATTTGCCGTTGGTGCAATTGTAGTAAACAGAGGCGGAACAGAAGTTGACCGCTTTGAACTTAAAAGCAAAGAAGGTGAGCAACTGGCAAATGATTGGGTAAAGCAAAATGTAATACCACATTTAGAAGATATGCCATTTTGCAATACAGACCGTGAGTTGCGTGATGCCTTTTACGAATTTTATATAAAGCATAAAGAAACTGCTGAAATTTGGAGCGATTGCAATTTTCCAGTAGAAACAAATTTTTTGAGTGAAATCGTAAAAGACGACTTTGAAGGCAGACAATGGACAATGCCATATCCATTAAAAGATATTAGCACCATTGTAGATATTGATATTGACAGAGCAATTGAAAGCGGAATGACAGAACTTAGAAAGCATAACCCATTGGATGATGCAAGGGCTTCTGTTTATTTTTTATTGAAATCAATTCATTAATTAATTGTGCGGTGGCAAAAAACTTTTAAATATTGCCTATAACGACTGTATAAAAGAACTATAGTTGACAATCAATAAGTTATAACTATTTTGTATTATCTTTTAATATAATTTGTTATATCAAAATACAATACATATATTTGCAGAAAAAATAAACTATGGCACTAGCAAACATTAGAATATCGGATAAGTCGGAAGCGTCTTTAATGAAAATTAACTTACACATTTTAGAAGTAACAGGCAAAAGGTTTACAAACAAAGAAGCGTTAATTAACGCATCTATTGCAATAGCTTCTGAATGTATGGAATTTATTGACAATGAATCACTAACAAATCTAATTAAACAACAATGAACTACACAGGCAACCACATGGTTGACGCCGACGACGGCAAACACCCATTCTCTCCGTATTACATGGGAGAAGGAGACGAACAACAATTTTTTATCTGCGACGAATGCGGATGCGAAACCACTAACAAAGAGCTGCTATGCAATAGATGCGAAAGTAAACTATTTAAACTCAGTATTCAACATAATAATCAAAAATAAAAAACAAACCTATGGCACTAACACTAGAACAACTAATCGAAGAATGCGCTATACAACTTGATGAACAAGAAAGAATGTTAGCGAAAATAAAAGCAGAAATGAATTTATTGTTGGACATAAAAAAAGAAATTGAACATGGAACTATTTAACTTAGCTTTGCAATACGCATCTGTAATTATATTCCCTTTAATTGCAGTACTTCTCGTATATATAGCATTTGAATCTAGTGAAAGAAAAAAAGAGAAAAAACAATTAGCAAAAGATTTTGATTTTGAGGGTTATTATAAAGAACATTTTGGCGATATGCTATGAAAAATAATATAATAAATAATATAATAAATAATATAATAAATAATATAATAAATAATATAATAAATAATATAACAAATAAAATAAAAACAAAATGGAAAATAAAAAAGAAAACAAACTTGAAAAAGTAATGAAGTATTTAATTTTATCCGTATCAATATGCGGATTAATGCTTGCAGTTTATATATTTTGCAAGTTAATTGATTTTTATATAAATAATTTATAAAATATGAAGTATAAAAAGATAGAAGATAGAAGATATAAAAGAACTACTTACATGTGTTTTTTTTATTTAATTATTTTCTTGAACTCCAAATATTCAAAGCAATAAAAGCAACGGCTAGTCCTGCAATAACATACAGAATCCATTGCCACCATTTAGTAGGCGCATTAACGTACTT